AAAGTTTGCCGAGTTGATTGTTCGGGAATGTGCTGCCGAGGCCGACAAGCAAACTATTTACTGTAGAGGTATTCCATGGGGTAAGTGGATTAAGCAACATTTCGGAGTTAAAGAATGAGAAATTCTGACGTACAGCGAGAGATCAACTCCATGACAAAAAATATGAGTAAGTATAAAACAACTATTTTGCAAGTGTGTATTCATCGTGAAGAAGTTAATCCAATTTTTGGAGAAGGCAATACCTATGTTAGTGTAGATGATGAAGCAGGCGGCCCGTTCCTTACTATTGAGCAACACAACGATGACATTGAGCCCGGAAAAGTTCGCATGGACTATGAAGAATTTTTAGCAGTTGCAGAAGCGGCAAAAATGCTAATGCATCAGATGTACATTGAACAGGCAGCACAAGAATGAACGACCGTCTGGCATACTACAATGTGATCCAGGCAGAAATTGCTACCTTATACGATATGCTTCGTCCTGAAGATACCGGGCACATTTATACAGCAATCAGTGTGTTGGAACACCGACTGACTGAAATTAAAACAGAGATGACTGCGCAAGAACGCACGTTTATTATACTTAGAGACGGGTAAGTTTGCACCCAGCGGTTAACTAAGTGTTGCATAAAAACAACACAAATTTGGTAGATTTTGGTTGACATTATAGTTGGTGATCTGTATAATAGTATACATAGACAGCAACAAACAGGAGTAAGCAAAATGGCAGGTAAAGCAAAATCGGTATATCTTCAAGTAGTCCCAAAAGGGGAGTTGATCAGCATATTTAAAAAAGTATTTTTCGACGCTAAAAGTTATAATGAGTTTGTAAAAACAGATGAGTTCAAAGAAAAATATCCCACAGATCAATATCAAATTATTAAAGAAGTTTATTAATAATACAACGGAGACTAGTATGGGATATCGTGTTATAGCAGATAAACAACAAATGGATATGATGCGTGAAACATACGGTCCGCGCAAAGGACTTGAAGGTCCGTTTAACTTCGGCGGCAGGGTGTTGTATTATGACAACAAAGAAGGTCAGTACTACGATCCTACTACTGATTTTTATGTTGAGCAGGATGAAATGGACATGATTCATGCTCAACTGTTAACTGTAATTAGTGGCAAGGAAACAACAGAAATCTAATAGATTTTGGTTGACAAGAAACGCCCATATCTGTATAATAGTATACATAGCAAAGCAAGGAGTCGGACATGAAAGTTTCAGAATTGACAGCGTTTGTAGATCGTAAAAACGCATTTTCTTTTGGTGGTAAACTGCTCAGTCTGCAAAGCGCCGCTGATCGTCAAACGATTGCCGAACTGATTGATAGTGAACTAAGTCCAGAGAACCTGAGCTGTGATGGTGAAATTAGTATGACTGAAGTGCGTCGCAAACTCAATGGGCTTACTAAAGCAGGCAATCAGTTGCTCAAGTTAGATCCCACTGTTAAAATGTGGGAACTAGATGTTGTTTAAAAACAACAAAAATTAGCAGATTTTGGTTGACAAAAAACGCCCAGATCTGTATAATAGTATACATAGACAGCAACAAACAGGAGTTTAATATGCCAGGTACTATTCGTTTTATTGCAGGATTGTTAATGACATTTGGCGCAGTTGGTACATTGGACGTAGATCCAAGTGCAAGTGTTTTGATCCAGGGTGCATTAGCAGTTTGCGGACTAGCTATTATGTGGTCAGGCGTATCAGCAATAAAGCAATCACAGGTTGACACATTTTAAATCTGTGCTATACTAGTAGAGTAAGTTTAGTCAATTGAGGAATTAAGGAGCCAAAAATGACAGCAATGATTCGAGTTAAGCAAGGACAGTATCGCGCTAATGATGTTAGTGGGCAGGTATTTCGTTTAGCAGAGCAATTCAAGTACACCGCTAAAGGTTCATACGTTACAGTTTTCAATGATGATAAGTTTGCAGGGATGCCAGACAAGCTTCGCGTTAAAGTTGCTGATATTTCAGATTACGAGTTTTTGGGAGAGCACGAAGTGAGCGAAATGTCAACACCTATTGCGCAAGTTAGCGACGAAGAGCGCATGGCAGAAATTCGTGATCGTTTTAATATTCTGACAGAAATGACTACCGCATGTGTTGCAGGCGACATTCGTGCAATGATTGTGAGTGGCCCCCCTGGTGTAGGCAAGAGCTTTGGTGTTGAACGAGAAGTTGAAAAAGCAACTCTGTTCGACGAGCTAGCAGGACGCAAACTCCGGGCAGATGTTGTTAAAGGTAGCACTAGCCCAATCGGATTGTACACTACCTTGTACAAATTCAGTGATGCTAACTGTGTGTTAGTGTTTGATGACTGCGACTCTGTGTTGCTCGACGACACCTGCCTGAACTTGCTTAAAGGTGCCTTAGACTCGGGCAAGAAGCGTAAGATCAGTTGGTTGAGCGACAGTCATATGTTGCGTCGCGAAGGAGTGCCAGACAGTTTTGAATTTAAAGGCTCGGTTATCTTCATTACTAACTTAAAGTTTGACACAATGAAAAGTCAGAAGTTGCGAGATCACCTAGACGCATTGCAATCACGTTGCCACTATTTAGATCTGACATTGGACACTATGCGTGACAAGATTTTGCGCATCAAGCAAATTGCTGGCGACGGCGAGTTGTTTACTGACTACGACTTTACTCAGTCACAACAAGATGAAATTATTAATTTCATGTATGCTAAAAAAGATGTACTGCGCGAAATGAGTTTGCGTATGGCATTGAAGATTGCTGATCTTGCTAAGAGTTTCCCAACTCGCTGGCAGGCAATGGCAATGGTAACTTGCGCAAAAGCAGGTTGCTAATATGGATTGTGGTGGTTCCTGACTGCTCCTAAAGCCACAAATCCATTTTGCCCCGGGGTACATTTTTTTGCCCCGGGGTTTTTTTAATTAAGTCGTTGCAATTTTCCTTAAAGGGTGTTATAATAAAAAAATGTTAAAACAATTAGATACAATTGAGGAATATTTGTTAGTTATTTGCGGTCAGCCTGCAAAGCAAAGTTCGCCGAGTGTGTTAAGTTGGAATGCAACATTTAATCCTATTATCAAATTGGCTAGATACGATGTATCGGTTTTAGAAAACTTCTTAAACCAAGTAACCCGTGGTATCGGATTTACTGCTCGCCAAGCAGATCTTGCGGCAAAGATTATATGCAAATACGAACGTCAGCTCAGTGACAAGGGGTTTGATGTTGAACCAGTTAAATCTGGTAGCGTAACATTTAAAACACCAGTACGCTCTGTTAATTACGAGCGGCGAATTTCAGTATCGGCTGATAGCAATCAGTTTATTGCAGTGTTCCCATTTAACGAAGAACTAATTACTGCATTTAGAGAATACAAAAAAGTTGGTAATGGATTAGTTGAGTGGGATCAAACCACACGGCAATGGCATTTAGCATTAACTGAAGGTAACCTGATGTGGTTACTTGATATTGCGGCAAAGTTTAATGTAGTTCTAGACCCTAGTATGGATCAGTACATAGATACCTGTAAGCAGGCCATTGATATCACGCCAACTCTTCGTGTAGTTAACGGAAAGGTTGTTATGGACTATTCCCCCCAGTCGATGGTAAATTTTGTTACATCTAAATTAGGTGATTTAGAATTAAGCAAAATAGAAAAGATAGCTGATTACGCACCTATATGCCAATTTTCAATTGACGATAGCGTAGTACAATATCTGCCAACTAGTGCCGCTATGCTAGAATTACTGCTGAGCCGGACTGTAAAGTATCCGGTAATTGAAGAATGCCATCCTGAGATTATGCAAAACTTGTGTGCATATATTAAGCGGGTTAATCGGTATCCGGTTATTGTATTTGACCCAAATCAATTGTCTAATCAAATCTTAAGTAAGCCTAGTCTGGCCCAATCAGTTATCGGCAGCTTCGGCTCAGATGGCGTTACGTTTTTCAATGACAGTATTGCTGATGATTTAGACACATATAAAGTAATAATAACTAATACCTTTGGTACTGCACTAGAAAAATTAAACTCAATTGGACTTCTTATTAGCGGAAACGGCCTGCTGTTAAATACAGGACGTAGGCAATTAACTGTACAAAAAGCAGAAAAGATTGTGTACTTCGCACATCATGTCACTCAACACGGTAACAATTAATGGCTACTTGTAAACTTGTAATTAAAGATGAAGTAAATGTAAAACTTGAAGGGCTAGACTTGCATGCTAGAAAGAAACTAGTCAACATGTTTAAGTTTGATGTTCCCGGTGCAAGGTACATGCCAGCAGTCAGACTAGGCAGATGGGATGGTACAGTCAGCTTCTTTCAGCTAGGCGGCAGCACTTACATTAATCTATTAGAGCAAATACTGCCAGTGCTAGTAGGTGAAGGCTACGATATTGAAATTGATGATACTCGCGATTATCAGACTAAATTTGAATTTGCTCAAATAACAGAAGATAGTTATGCGGATCGTAACTGGCCAGTGGGTCATCCTATTGCGGGGCAACCAATCCGACTGCGCGACTATCAAATTGAAATTATTAATAGCTTTTTAAGTAATCCACAATGTATGCAAGAAGTTGCAACTGGTGCAGGTAAAACGATTATGACTGCCGCACTGAGTCAGAGTGTAGAACACCTGGGACGTAGCATTGTTATTGTGCCTAATAAAGACTTAGTTAGGCAGACTGAAGCTGACTATCGTAACATGGGGCTAGATGTCGGTGTGTATTTTGGCGACAGAAAAGAGTTTGGACATAAGCATACTATCTGTACTTGGCAAAGTCTCAACGTGCTAATGAAGGCAACACGCAATGACGAAGCTAACATTACTATCCATGAATTCATTGAAGGGGTAGTATGTGTAATGGTTGACGAAGTACACATGGCCAAAGCAGATGCACTTAAAACTCTACTAACTGGAGTAATGGCGCAAGTGCCGATTCGATGGGGATTGACCGGAACCATTCCTAAAGAGAAGTACGAACAGGTCAGTTTGTTTTGTAGCATTGGACCAGTGACTGGTAAGTTATCTGCCAGTGAGTTGCAGGACGCCGGGCACTTAGCCCAATGTAATGTTAACATCGTTCAATTAGCAGACCATACCGAGTACGCAAACTATCAGAGTGAACTTAAGTACTTGGTTGAAACCGACAGTCGATTAGACTACATTGCTAGTTTAATTACTCGGGTAAACGAAACAGGCAACACGCTAGTCTTAGTAGATAGATTGTCTGCAGGAAAACTGTTAGTTAGTAAATTGGAAAATGCAGTATTTGTTTCAGGTGCGACTAAAGCAAAGGATAGGAAAGACGAATATGACGAAGTGGCAACCGCAGAGGGTAAAATTATTGTGGCAACTTACGGTGTGGCTGCTGTTGGTATTAACATTCCTCGCATCTTTAATCTAGTATTATTAGAACCTGGTAAAAGTTTTGTACGAGTAATCCAGAGTATCGGGCGCGGTATTCGCAAAGCACAAGACAAAGACAGTGTAGAAATTTGGGATATTACCAGCACATGTAAATTTGCTAAACGACATTTAACTAAGCGTAAACAATTTTATCGAGAAGCAAACTATCCTTTTAATATTGAAAAAGTAGAATGGAAGTAAACTAAATTAGCTCTTGCATGATTCAGTTTACTAGTGTATACTTAATAGCATAACGAACGGACATTTAGAATATGAATAAATTAATGGTTTGCGGGTGTAGTTTTAGCGCACCGGCAAGTGCAGAATATACAGATCTCAAAGGAACTGGCTACGGTGAAGTGTTGGCTAGCAAATTAGGGTGGGAAGTCGAGGTACTTGCACGCCAAGGATGCAGTAATGGCGGAATCCGTGTGCAGATCAACGAAGTACTACGACAGCGCCCAACATTTGCAATTATTGCGCCAACCTTCCATGACCGTATGGAGATTCCGGCAAGTGCGGCACCTTATGTCCCGCCTGCAAATGAGAACAAAGGATGGAATAGTGACCTGCAACAACACTTACAAAAGTCGCACTTAAATGGCTACGATCGAGAAGTAGGCATTGATAATGTCAACTACGGGTCTAATCCATATAGAATGATTTGCGAAACTATTTTTAGTCTAGCAGAAAACTATCCCCATCCGTATAGAGCTAGCAAGATTGACAAGAATACACAGTCGGCAGTTAAGCAATATGTTAATCATATGTATGACAGCGAATGGAAACGTCAACAGGACGAGTGGATTATTCGAGACGGTATTATGCAATTGCATTATGCAGGTATTCCGTTTCTGTTGGTAGCAAACAACTTGTGGACATCGAACACTGTGAGGACTGAATTCCCGGATGTAATTCCGGATCATTGTCTAACTTTGCGCTACGAAGATACCCCGGCACATGCCACAAATACATATCCTTTTACTACTAGCTATGATCCTGGTTATCACGGTGATCCTAAGAGCCAAGAGTACCTGGCAGATGTGTATTACAAATTAATTAAGGAAACGTGGAAACTATGAGAATTTTAACACTAGACAATCAAGCATTTGATATGACCGAGCTTCCGGAAGAAGTAGATGATTTACGTTTCTCAGTATTAGATAATAGTGATCCTAAGAACCCCGATTTTTATTTTATTCCGCTGATATTCTTAGAAAGTTTTAATAGCCCAGCATTAGTACTACGCATTGGCAACCGGCAAGTACAAATGCCAGTTGATTGGCAATTGCTGATTGGCGAACCGGAGATGGGTGACCTAGAAGTAGTTCCGCTAACTAGTATTAACGATCGCGGATTTAAAGCATTTTGTTTTAACCCATTAAGTAGCTTCAGAGCTGAGTTTGAGGATGTTGAGATTGTTGACATTTACCAAGATGTTAAATGGTATTTTCCAAAATTACGCCCCGGGCAAATGTTAGCTATCCCTATTGACGAAACCGCTAAACCGCGCTGTGTGTACTTTGTTAAAGACGTTAGTCGACAAAGCGAAGTCGTTGATTACGGTAACCTTTGGTAATAGGACCTAACATGAACGCTGTACTCGTTGTTGCCCATCCAGATGACTGTGTTATATTTGCATGGCCGTGCATAAAATATAAGTCAGACTGGAACTGGCGTATTGTTTATTTGACATACAACAAGCATGACGCTCGAGCGCAAGAAGCATCTGCTTTTTGGGATAGCCAAGGCATTAGTACAGAGTTTCTAGGATTCGAAGACCACTACCGAGATTTTGAGCAGGGCGAAATTACTACGTTTAATAAGACCATTGCTAAGACAAGATTGCATATGGCAATTGATACTGCTGATGTTATCCTAACACATAACCCTGACGGAGATTATGGTCATATACATCACCAGTTTGTTAATGCATGCGTAGTAGAGTTAAATATTCCAGCAATATATTTTGCAAGTACACATAACTGTGATACGGTTATAAAGGATCAGCCTACGTTCGACATATCCATGTGGCCTTTGCACAAAGAAGTAATCGAAGGGTTCCAAGATAGACACATCGGTAGATACTATACCAAACGAGTAAAGGCAGCTGGGCTATGGGTGTAATTTTTGAATCGCCTGATGGAGGCAAAACTATTAGAGCCAGGCAGTTTGGCGACATAACAGACTCAATCGAATTTGATGCCGACAACATTAAACCCTTGCACAAGTATCTCGATTGGGTGGACATGATGGAGTTATCCAAGGAACATAAATCGTTGCAAGAAGCGTTAGATCATGTTATAATGATTTATAACTTAGTAAAGAAGACATAATGAGCACAGATAAGTTAAACATTAGAAACGAAATGGCTGCCGCTGATCGAAAAGACAGGGACTACTATGATTCGTTTGACAGTGAAGAAAAGAAAAAGTTTGCTCCGTTCCTCATGATTCGCTGGACTAGTTCAGTTAAAGGTAATGCGGACATGCAAGCGTATTATTTGATGAGTGTTAACGAACGTTTAAATAAGAACTTCTTTGATATTAGCGCAAAAGATCATAAAAAGTTCCTTTGGTTACTTACTACTACAGTTAGTCCCGGGATGGGAAACCAATTCCATCAGTGGATAGCTCCAAAGAAGAAAGAGTCAAACAATAAAGCAGTAAAATTCTTAAGACAAATTTTTCCTGAACGGTCCGAGAAGGACTTAGAATTAATGGCGCAAATAAATGATACAAGAGATCTTAAAGACTTGGCTAGAGAACACGGATGGGATGACAAGCGAATCAAGTCAGACCTATAAGTGCCAATACTGTAACAAAGGCTATCGTAAAGAAAGCACGTTAACAGCGCATCTGTGTGAAACAAAGCGCAGGTTCCAGCAGGAAAAAGAGATTGGCGTTCAAATGGGATTCCAATCGTATTTGCGCTTTTTTGAGTTAACACAAGGTAGTGCTAAACTTAAAACGTACAAGGATATGGTAAGTGGGCCATACTATAGTGCATTTGTTAAATTTGGTAGACATTGTCAAAGCATCCGATGTGTAAACTTTAAGAGCTTTGTCGAATGGTTGCTTAAGAATAATAAAAAATTAGATCAATGGTGTAAAGAAGATTTTTACGTTGAATGGTTGCATCAGTATATGCGCAAGGAATCAGTGCAAGACGCATTAGAGCGCAGTCTACTTGAGATGCAAAAATATTCTGACAAAGTAGAAAGTCTACAATTTATTGACTATTTTAGATATGGTAACGAAAACAGAATTTGTTTCCATATAAGCAACGGTCGAGTTAGCCCATGGGTGGTATTCAATTGTCAAAGTGGCATTGAATTTCTTGAACGTTTAAATGAAGAACAAGTAGCGACAATTATGCCGTGGATTGATCCCGAGTTCTGGCAACGCAACTTTGTTGACTACATGGCAGACAAAGAATGGGTTAGTAAAATTTTAAAGGATGCAGGACTATGAAGTTTAAGTCAGACATTGATATCGATTTTGGCGATAGGACACAACTCCTTAATCTCCTTAAGCACACACCTGCAAGTATTCTGCGTGACCATAAACTAGTTAAACACAATACTGGTGTGTATTTTCAATCGGTGCCAGTTGATCCGTTTACAGGACTTTGTTCGATTGAGCACAAAGAATCAGAGGATCGGGGATACATTAAATTAGACTTGCTAAATGTAAATGTATACAAGCAAGTATCTAGTCCCGAGCACTTGGACCAATTAGTTAAGCAAGAACCTAGATGGGATAAGTTGTATGATAAAGCGTTTTGTGAACAGATGATTCACATCGGAGATCATTATGATACGCTTATTAAGATGCCCGAAGCTGTTAACACTATTCCACGACTAGCAATGTTGCTAGCAGTGATTAGACCAAGTAAACGACACTTAATTGGCAAAACGTGGAAAGAGGTTGCTGAAACGGTGTGGGAAAAGCCCAGTGATGATACCTACTACTTTAAAAAAGCACACGCAGTTGCTTACGCACATCTAGTAGTTGTTAATATGAACTTAGTCGGTCCGACGGACTAATGTAATACTGCGTCTTTTTGTTTTACGGCTAGCAAGCAGTTTTAAGCTGGTTGCTGGACCATGTCTAACATCAACATCTTTACTGTTCATGGTTGCAATGCAGGGTTTAAATGGTTCCCATTCTTGTTTCAAAAACACATTAATCGGAATCAAGCGGTTACTTTCCCACCACCATTGCTCTGCAAGTTCTAGGAATGCTACTTTATCGTTGTATGTTCTTAAACGCCCGTAGTCGTATATTGTGGTGATTTGATCATCGGAATTTTGCACTATACCGATATATTCGTTGCCACCATAGATTAAGTATGTTAGAAACGGGTACGATTCGAGCAATTTTGCGATATTGTCTGATGAGGTACTGGCCAATTTGGTTTATCGCTAAATAGTTATATATTAAAAGGTTATGTCCGCACATGCAAACAATTACAAGTTATTTATACACTCCGAGAATCACTGCACAAATTTTGGACGCTGGAGTAACCCGAACACAGGAGCGAGTAGTGTACAACAGAACAATTGAGCTTTACCAAGGTACAGATAACCCTGTACAGGTTAGGTTTTTAAATCAAGATCAGAAAAAATTCGATGTAACAAACTATACGTTTGTTGCTAGTGTAATGGATCCTCAAGAAGGCTACACTATTTTCCAACCAACAATTACTATTAACGATGCCGCATTAGGCCGTGCTACTATTGTGTTTACCGAAGCAGAATTAGCAACACTAGATGCCGCTCGTTATGTTGTTGCCGTTGAAGGAACACTAAACGGACAGCGAGCACCATTGTATGCTGATGACAATTACGGGTTAAGTGTTGATCTACACATTAACAGCGGGTTCTTACCGATTAGCCCGTAATTGCCATTGGTCCTGATATACTATGCCAGGCAAGCGAGTTACTTGCTTTAAATTCCTGTATTACCGTTAAGCGCATATATTGCAGCAGCAAGTCTATTTATTGCGTCAGTT